AGTTTGCGCTTATCACGATTGCCAATGAGCAAATGGGCAGATGCAATATGACAGGTAACGATTGGACAGTTAACTCAGACCCAAGTCTTGAGAACTTGATTAAACATTTGCGTGAACTGTATGCCGATAAAAAATATGTACAGGTTAAGTGGACAACAGGTAAGCAAATAACTAGCCCACAAAATAGATCACTACATCAATACTGCGAATGGGTAGCTGATGAACTAAATGGTCGTGGCTTAGATATGGTTAAGACGTTAAAGCCTGGTGTAGAAATACCTTGGTCAAAAGTGTCAGTTAAAGAGCATATCTGGCGACCAGTGCAGGAGGTTCACTTTGGCGTTAAGTCAACAAAGAAGCTAGAGCGACTCGATGTGAGCATAGTTTATGACGTTATCAACCGCCACCTATCCAACAAGTTTGGTGTGCATGTGCCGTTTCCGAGTAAAGATAACAATGGCTAACAGTAAAAAGAAGTGCAGACATTGCAAAGCCTTTGCTTTAGTGGAGACAGGCGTAACAGTACCGCTAGGCTTTTATTGCACTAAAGCACACGCCTTAGAACATCAGCAGGCCAAAGCTATAGCCAGTGTAAGCAAGATTAGAGCTAAAGCCACACAATTAGCTAAGAAAGACATAAAGGCCCGTAAACAGGCTTTAAAGAGCCTTGGTGAGCTACACAAAGAAGCGCAGCCAGAATTTAACAAGTACATCAGGCTAAGAGACAAAGGAAAGCCCTGTATAAGCTGTCAACGACACCACACAGGCCAGATACATGCAGGGCATTACAGATCGGTAGGGGCAGCAGCAGAACTGCGTTACAACGAGAACAACGTCCACGCCCAATGTGCGCCTTGTAATAACCACTTGTCGGGTAACGCCATTGATTACCGCATTAATCTGATTAACAAGATTGGTATAGAACAGGTTGAGTTATTAGAAGGGCCACAAAAGCCAAGACGTTATAGGCGTGACGATATTATTGCGATTAAATCTAAGTACAAAGCATTAGTTAAAGAATTGACAGTAAAACTTGAGGGCGCAGCATGATACCTATCCATCAAGACGAAGTTAACCAGGGGGCAAACCTTCTTGCGTTACTCATAAAATCTTTAGTAGAAGTCAACGATGGTCGATTGCTAAATGAACAAGATGATTTACTAATTGCTGCGGCAGTAGTTTGGATTGATGAATACAGTGATATGAATGTTGAAGAAATAGAAATAACGGAACATTAAAAGGAATTTATATGCAGGTTGAACAGCTAAAGGTAGGGGATTTAATTCCTTATGTTAATAACTCACGCACACACTCAGATGAACAAGTCATGCAAGTGGCGTCGAGCATTAAAGAGTTTGGTTTCACTAACCCAATATTGATTGATGATGATGGTGGCATCATAGCTGGTCATGGGCGGCTAATGGCGGCTAAGAAGCTAGGGTTAGATGAAGTGCCATGTATAAGGCTAGGTCATTTGTCAGAAGCGCAGCGTAAAGCCTACGTTATTGCTGATAACCAGTTGGCATTAAATAGTGGATGGGACTTAGACACGCTAAAGCTAGAAATGGACAGGCTAGGTGAACTTGATTTTGATATAGAGCTCTTAGGCTTTGATGATGATTTTCTAGCCAGCTTAATGATAGAAGAGCCTGGTGAGGGGCTAACGGATGAGGATGCCGTACCAGAGCCGCCAGAAACGCCCACAACAGTCGAAGGTGATGTGTGGGTACTAGGTAATCATAGATTAATGTGTGGTGACTCTACTAGCATCGATGCGCTTGATACGTTGATGGATGGGAAGAAGGCCGACATGGTGCATACAGACCCTCCTTATGGGATTAGTTATCAATCGAATGGTCGAAAAGATAAATTTGATGTTTTAGCAAACGATGATGTTTTTCTTGATATAGCGCCAGTGATAGCCGCCTGTAGCACAGGATGGGTTTTTGTATGGACTAGCTGGAAAGTTATCACCACATGGATAGATATGTTTGAGGGGTTTGGATACCCAACCAACCAAGTGATTTGGTCTAAAGGTGGTGGTGGCATAGGTGACTTGAAGAAAACATTTTCAAGTGATTATGAAACTGCCCTTGTATGGCATAGGGGCGCTGAATTAACGGGTAAGCGCATCGGTAGCGTGTGGAAAGTTGATAAGGATGGAGCATCAACGTACATGCACCCAACTCAAAAGCCAGTCGCATTGCCAGAAGAGGCGATAGACAAAACAACTCGACAAGGTGATTTAGTGCTAGACCTTTTTGGTGGTAGTGGATCAACACTCATTGCTTGCGAAAAGACTAACCGAGTTAGCTACAACATGGAACTAGACCCCAAATACTGTGATGTAATTATTAAACGCTGGCAAGAGTTTACAGGCAAGCAAGCCATTAACGAAGGTACAGGTAAACCATACATTGAAATGAACAACGTAATTGAGGGTGCAGCATGACAGACAAGAAACCACCACATAGGCCCAAAGGTTCAACCATTCCTATTGATTGGGGACAGGTTGATAAAATGTGCGCTATTCAATGCACAGGTGAAGAAATAGCAGGGGTGTTAGACATTGATTACGACACCCTAGCTAGTGCCTGCAAAAGGGAACATGGCCTGCTTTTTTCGGAGTATATCGGACAAAAGAAATCAGGTGGTCGTATGAGTTTAAGGCGCATCCAATACTCAACCGCTATGGAAGGTAATGCAACGATGCTGGTATGGCTAGGTAAGAACTGGCTAGGGCAGACCGATAAAATGGACACCACATCAAGTGACGGCTCCATGACACCGCCAACGACTATTAACCTGGTTGCTAAAGAGTTTGAGAATCTTTAATGACTGAAATAGACATTGAACTGCCACCAAAACTAATTCCTATCTTCCAAGGGGAGGCGAGAATACGCGCAGCCTATGGTGGAAGGGGTGGAGCCAAGAGCCGCGCTTTTGCATTAATGACTGCGGTGTGGGGTTATAAGTTTGGCATGAGTGGTCGATCAGGTCAGATACTTTGCTTGCGCCAGTACATGAACAGCCTCAGTGAATCATCATTTGCTGAAATAAAGAACGCTATACAAGAAGTGCCATTCCTAAACAATTATTACGATTGTGGCGATCACTACATACGAAGCAAAGACGGGCGTATTAGTTATAGCTTTGCTGGCCTAACGCGCAACATTGATAGCATTAAATCAAAGGCCCGTATTATTCTGGCTTTTATTGATGAAGCGGAAACAGTAAGCGAAGAAGCGTACATGAAGTTACTGCCCTCAATCCGCGAAGAAAACAGCGAATGTTGGGTAATCTGGAATCCACAATCTAAAACATCTGCAACACATATTAGATTTCGTGAAAACACACCCAAAGATTGCAAGATCACCAAGATAAGCTGGCAAGACAACCCCTGGTTCCCCGAAGTATTAAACAAACAGCGTTTAGAAGATTTTGAACAACGGCCTGACACCTCGGGCCATGTTTGGTCTGGTGACTTTTTAGAGTTTCCAGAAGGGGCATTTTGGTTGCGTGAGATTAACAAAGCTAATGCTGATGGGCGTATAGGTAAACTGCCAGTAGTTGCCTCACACCCTTGCATGACTTTTTGGGACATCGGGGCGTCAGACGGGTGTGCAGTGTGGGTGGTACAGCAAATTGGTAATTTAGAATATCGTTGCATACATTTTTATGAGGCATGGAATGAGCCGTATAGCCACGCAGTAAAGTGGTTACAAAGCCTTGACCTAGTGTTTAGCGAAATGTATTTACCACACGATGCCGACCATAAGCGTCAAGGCGAGCTAAAGAATAAAAGCCCAAAGGATATGCTCAAGCAATTAATGCCTGGTGCAAGCTGGCGCATAGTTCCACGAATCCAAGAACTAAACTGGGGTGTGCAACAGACTGCCGATATGTTTCCGTATATTTGGATTGATGATGAAAAGTGTGCCGCAGGGCTAGAACACCTCAAAGCCTACAGACGCAAGTGGTCAAACAGTGAGCAACGCTGGTCGCACATACCCGATAAAAGCGAGGGCCACAGTGAAGCCGCAGACGCGCTTAGACAAATGGCACAAGCCTTTGCAGCAGGCGATTTAGGCAGAACTAAGAAAAAACATCGTGGAGCATTAAAACGGAATGTTAAAGGACTAGCATAATATGGTATAATGCGCTAACAATTTTGGGAGATGCACCATGATTACCAAAAAGCCTAAGAAAAAATCTGTGAAAAAGCCAATCAAGAAGGGTGGGTATTCTTTGTAATGGCTATCTCAACATTTACAGAGTTAAAAACATCAATTGCTAATTTCTTAAATCGTGATGATCTAACGGCTACTATTCCTGATTTCATATCGTTGGCTGAATCGTCAATCAACAATGAGATTAGACACTGGCGTATGGAGACAAGAGCAGAAACAACCATTGACAGCCAGTTTACGGCTATACCTACAGATTGGTTATCGACTATTCGCTTTCACCTGACAACATCAGGCACTACCAGTTTAGATTTTATGTCGCTGGCTGCAATGCAAACATCCAGGGCAGCTAGAAATGATGCTGTAGGAACACCAACCAACTACAGTCTGAACTCGTCACAGTTTGAAGTATTCCCAACACCTGATACAGACTACAGCGCAATCTTAATGTATTACGCAAAGATTCCCACACTTTCTGATTCAGTAACTACAAACTGGTTGTTAACTTATCACCCCGATATTTATTTGTATGGTGCTTTGCTGCATAGCGCACCTTACTTAAAAGAAGATGAAAGAGCCTCAACATGGGCTGCTCTTTATTCTGCTGCTGTGGCTAGAGTTAATACCGCAAGCAGTCGATCAACCGCGAGTGGCTCTGGCCTTAGATTAAAAATAGGAAGTTATTAATATGGCATTTACTACATTCTTACGCAATGAATTGTTAGACCATGCGTTTCGCAATGCGGCATACACACCACCCTCTACTGTTTACATTGGGTTGTACACATCAGCCACAGGCGCAGGCGGTACAGGCACAGAAGTATCGGGCAATGGCTACACGCGAAAAGCAATGGCCTTTGATGCGTCTTCTGGTGGTGCTATCGACAACACAAGTGCAGTCGAGTTTCCAACGGCTACAGGTAGTTGGGGAACCATCACACATACGGCTGTATTAGACGCGGCATCAAGTGGCAATATGCTTGCTGAAAATGCGTTAACAGCGAGTAAGGCGATTGGCAGTGGTGATGTGTTTCGGTTCCAGGCAGGCGAATTTGACATAACGCTCACTTAGCAATGAATGGTTATGGCGCAGCATATTATGGCATTAACATTTATGGGCAGGCTGCCTATGTAGATGCTGCTGTTGTTATTAATGCGGCATCATCGGTTGCTGCTGCTGCTAAACGTGTTGCTCAAGCTAGTGCTGAGATTGATGCAGTATCAAGCGTTACGGCAAATGGTCAGAAGTTTGGTCACGCCAGCGCAGTAGTTAACGCTGTAAGCACTGTAACGGCTTCTGCACAGGACATAGGGCAGGGCCAAACGTCTATTGAGGCGGTAAGCACTGTAACGGCTACAGGCGTATTTGCGGTGTCTGCAAGCGCAGTAATTGAGGTTGTATCAAGTGTTACAGCAAATGGTACAGCAAAGATGGGCGGTTCGGCAGTTATTCAAGCGGTGTCAGGCATGACAGCAACGGGTCGATATAAATACGAGCCATTACCGATTGATGTAGCAACGTGGGCTACTAAGCCAACAGATATTGCAACCTGGACAACCTTGTAAAAAATTAACAAATAGGATTATTTAAATGGCAGATTCAACTACAACTAATTACGGCTTAACTAAGCCAGAGGTAGGCGCATCAGAGGACACTTGGGGAGCTAAAGTCAATACAGATATGGACTTGATTGATACTCAGATGAAGGCTAGTGCTAATGCTATAGTTGCTACAGTTGCGGTAGCCAACGCTGCCTTGCCCAAAGCTGGTGGAGCCTTAACTGGAGCCGTGACAACCAACAGTACCTTTGATGGTGTAGACATTGCTACCAGAGATGGTGTACTTACTTCTACTACAGCTACCGCAGCAGCAGCCTTG